GCGTCCGCGTCGTTGACAATCGCGTGTATGTCGGCATCTATTCTATTGATGCCGCCAGACGAATGAAGAGTCACTTTACCTTCTTTTGACTGTTGGTCAGCGCGGAGGACATTCCATCCGAAGGAACCGTGCGATGTCTGATTACTCGTAGACTCGCCCCATACTTGGTCCGGTATATTACCTACTAGGTCACGAGTCTCATTGACCACACCACCAAATTCAGCGGCGCTTGTGTAACCAGCGACCGATTCTCCCCATACAGCAGATGCTGTCTGCGCTGCCGTCAATCCACCACTTGAAAGTGTAACAGTCAAGACTGCTCCATTCGTACCATAAGCACCTCTGACCACAATAGTGACATCAGATGCACCAGCAGCGAAAGCCGCATTAGGAACATCCAAACGATATACACCCGGCACGAGGCTCGACGATATCTCTGCAAAGCCACCAGATGTCCACGCGCCTGTAGGTGTCTGCGTGACCAGCGTTATAGCCACCGGAGCGGATTGATTCCTAACGTAGTAAGCCGCTAGACCAGTCGTGCTGAACGTAAGGCCTGTAGCACCAAGGTAGAGCTCGATGCTTTGTGAGGTGCTTGCTGGTGCGATGGTGATTGCGGATGCGTTCCGCTCGTTTCCGCCGTTGTATGCGATGTTTGATGGTGTTGAGTTGATAACTCGGTATGTTGCCGAACCACTGTCAGGATTAGCACCAGTCCACGTCACACCATACAGGTCGGTAGCAGACGCATTTGTCGCGATTCCGAATGATGCATTAGGGCTTGATATAGATGAACCAAACACCTGCGGATAATTGAGTCCGTGCAGTAATGCATACCCAGACTCGATACCACTTCCGCCAGCGTAGATACTATTTGCACCCTGTGTCACGTTTGAGTTTACTGCTCCACCTAAAACACGATTGTAATTCTCTAAAAGCATTCCAGTCGTGCCAGTATTAAAACAGAAACGCAAACTATTCATAATCAAGCAGTTATTTACTGTAGTTGGAAACGAAAGACTCCCGCTGAATAGAACGAGAAAGTTTCCTTCAGGGGTTGATGATGTACAGTTTGTGACTTTGGCTTGCAGACTTGTCATAGAGCAAAACCAAGACATTCTGTAAATTAGACAGTTCCGAATAATCGTAGTGTCTGCAACATTTGAGCCAGTCAAGTCTACAGAAGGGTTGCTCCCTCCGCCCATAAATATACAATTTGTGACTGAGAGATTAAGTGCAGCCGATGTTGGTGGGGTACAAACCAATGTTCGGTTAAAGTTGCCAGTAGATTCAAACACGCATTTGTCAAAACTATTATTTTCGCCAGTCAACAGACTTACAAGGTGGTATCCATTGTTTGATAATTGTCCTCCGTACCAGTGGATGTTAGAAAACTTTAGGTTTGATTTACCTGTGCCAGATAACAAAATAGCACTGATTGATACGGCAGTTTGTGCAGCGTTAAGGTTACTGTACCGAACCGGAGCAGCAGTTATACCGGGGAAGAATGTAGCGGTTGGGTCACCAATAATAAACGTTGACGCGCTATAGGTTCCACCGATAACTACCGATTCTATGTATGTTCCCGGAGCGATGTACAGCGTGTCACCAGATGCAATGCCTGAAGCTCCGAGTGCTTTTTGTAGAGTAGCCCAAGCCGTAGACGGTGATGTTCCAGCAAGTGAATCGTTTCCACCATCTGCCGCAAGTTTCACATAATAAGTGGCCATTATTCCGACACTCCACTGGCAATCTGTTGAGCCATAATCACTGCGAACTGATTGACAATATCCGTCTGAAACGCTTCATCCTGCGTAACCCACCAAAAGTTCACACTTGTTCCATCAGGCCCAAACGTGCCGAGCAGGTTGCCGGAGTAGTCGTAGATGTCACCAAAGACACGCCAGTCAGTTGACGGTGCTGGTTCCTTTTGGATGTAGAAGTTTTGCAGGTTCATTTGCCCACCTTCAGCGCATTGATTCCCGTACCCTTGAACGGCATCGTAAGGAACGCCAGCACACTGCTCACTGCAGCGGAGACACCCGCCGCTACCGCCTTGCTCCCGTAGAGTGCCAGCACTGCGCCGAGCTCGCTGAGGTCGTGTGCTTCGGATGTTCGGATACCATCGCCGAATACCGAGGTAAAAGCAGCTACAAAGGCTACAAGCACAACCACTGCAAGTCTTTTAATTGATATGCTGTTCACTTCGCTACTCCATTAATTACTTTTTTACGCGTGTTTTCGGTTTTGCCGTCGAGTCCTGTCCAATCTGCAATCATTTCAATACCTCGTAAACCGAGGACACCTAACAAAAAAGCGAAACCCAACAAATAATTAGGGTCGGATTGGTTAAACATCTTACCAACAACTGGAGTAAGGTAAGTTGCCGAGGCCGTACCGGCGACGACAGAGGCTAAATTCGTCCATAATGACCGCCGTTCTTTTTGCTTTAGCACCATAATAATCGCTCCCACGAATCCAGCAACTACTTGCTGTGTGTTAAATACAATCTGAGTTTTCTCGTCCATTACAACCATTCTCCATCGCCATACTGCACCATATCTACGTGTTGGATAATTAAGTTTGTCTGACCGAAATCAGTTCCGCTGACTTCCCAGTAATAACCCGGTATAGCATCCGTTCGCACTCGGTCATGTACCATTACGTCAGCATTTCTGTCACAGAGCATGGTCCACGTTGATATAGTCTGGAGGCTGTCACCTATCATTTGTTCGTTGTCTGCATTATTACGGAACCGAGCCGGAAATATAGCGATAGGCCGCCAAGTTTCCGTTTGGCCGCCACGGCCGTCAGTCGTTACGGTGTGCCGGTACAAGGTCGCAATACTTCCAGCGATTGCGCGTAACACCGAGTCGCCGAGTATCTTGTTGAGCATCGGAGTTATCATACATACACCACCATCGGTCGATAACGCTCTGCCATCGCTAGGAATTGTTTCTGCAATTGTGACAGGCTAACATCGGTCGCCGTTTCTGATACGTCTACTTGGTTAGCGACGAACCCGGCTTTATAAATCCATATAGCACGAGCGGCCGAACGAGTATCGTAACGCTCGGTATTCGCCGGTCCAACGTCTACCCAAGTCAGACACGGGTTACTAACATTCTCGGCAATATACCAGCCGGTGTAACTATTGTAATACGCGAACGCCGGCTCGGTAGCGGCGCTAGTACCGGGGACTCGACATTCGTAAATCCTGCCATTAGGAACTACCGGGACGATTCGGTCCCCTACGCTGTAGGACGTCGAGGCGGTCCACACACCGTAACGCACATAGTCGTCTAGAAACGTTCCTAGTGTGACGCTATCTATTACCGGATATTGGTCCGCGTTGACGAATGTAGCAAGTTCCAACAACGCTTGTTCACGAGTCATTCCCATAAAACGAGTATCGCATACTTTCGATAATCCGCGATAATAATAAAACTTTTCTCTGAAACATTCGAGCGTACCCGGTAATACCGAGGTAAAACGTCGTCATGAATACACTCACACAAGACCTTGCGGTCACCATCGCCCGTATCTTTGCTGTCGCTGAAGCCTTCCGCTTCGCGGCAACTTATCCGTCACAAGAATCCACTGACACCAATCCATACAAATTCCCAGAGTTCACTTGTCAACTCCTGTCTACGGTGGACCAAACGTTTCAGCCGGCTCGTGAGTCTTACGACTTTTATTTCACCGACCGGGAGAATCGTGACAAGGGCAACCTGCATATCGTTTTACGTTCAGTAGAAAGCGAAATCGGTTGTCTTTACTTGTTGAACATTTACGATAACCCGGTTACGGAGGCTTCGCATCAAGTCATCGATTACGTCGCATTCACTATGATAAGAGCGCTTCTCAAAGACATTGACAAGAACGTATCCGAGTCTTGGGCCGACCGTTGGGCCGGCCGCTAATCAGAAAGGAAGTAAGGCCTATCTTCGGGTAGGCCTTTCAGAAGGAAGAAGGTTATGAATACAATTACAGACGCTATCACTGAACGTTTTTATGTTCGCAATGAATGTCAACAGTGGATGTCCACAGCCGATGAAATCAGTCCGGTAGTATTGGCGGCCGTGAACGCCTTCTTTGATGAAGACGAACCGATTGCCGGCTGGGAAACCGACTTCTCTACGAAATACCGTTGGGGGCCACAAGACAACTCTTACGTCGTTACGTTCCACCATCATCACGTCGACGGCCTTACGAATTACTTGGAATTCAAGGGCGAAGACAATATGTCTCACCTCGTATTCGGGACGAGTATTATGGTTTTCGGCGGCCGAATGGAAACTCTTCCTACGGCCATCAAGCGGA